ATCGACTACGCCACCGGGCAGATCGAGAAATACTGCGCGCGGCGGTTCGTCAGCCGCGTCTACGCGACCACGGCGGCGCTCCTCCACGACGGCGACGGAACGCAGCGGCTCCGGGTGCGCGAGTGGCCGGTGACGACGCTGACCGCCGTCCGTGAGCGGTACCAGGACGGCGTGACGGCCACGCGCACGCTCAACATCACCGGGGCAGAGATCGAACGGAACGGGCGCGTCATCTACCTGCCGCTCGACGGATTCCCCGAAGGCGACCAAAACATCGAGGTCGATTGCACCGCCGGCTACCTTGCCGGGAAGCACGATGCCGAGATCAAGGCGCTGGAAGCGGCGGCGCTGCGGTGGATCCAGGTGATGTGGCAGGACCAGGAGCATGGGATCGGGCGCGGCACCGGGATCTCCGCTGGCGGCGAGAGTATCAGCTTCATCGACCAGCCGATGCCCAAGGATGTCGAGCGGGCGCTGCTACCATTCGTGAGGCTCTGCTGATGGCCTCCCGTGGCGGGTTCCTGACCGTGAATCAGGTGGGATTGGGGCTCGTGAGCTCCAAGCTCGGACGCGTCAAGGCCGCGATCCCGGTTGAGACCCGGGCCGCGATGCACCGCGTTGTCTTCGGCGTGCAGGTTGACGTGGTCAGGAACGGGCTCACGGGCGCCAAGGGATCCGACCCGTTCTGGGGCGTGACCGGGGCGTCAGGCAACACGCTCGGCGCCCGCACGGGCCACACGCGGCGGAGCGTGGTCGCGCGCGTGCTCGACGTCGGCCGCGGCGTCATGGGCATCGTCGGCTCGCCGCTCCGGCAGATGAAGCTCCACGAACTGGGCGGCACGATCACGGGCAAGCCGTGGCTCAGAATCCCGACCCGCGCGAGTCAGACCGCGGCGGGAGTCGACCGGCTCGCGGGGGTCTCCGCGCGCACGATCGCGGGCGGGTTCATCTTCCGCTCCAAGGCCGCCAACCTGTGGATTGCGGCTCGGCAGGGGGCGAACCTCGTGCTCCTCTACCTGCTCCGGCGCTCGGTCACGCTCCGCGCCCGGCACATCTTCAGAGACAGCCTCCGGCGCATGACGCCCTTCATCCGGGCGGAGTTCAAGAGCGCCGTCGGCCGGATCGTGAGTTCCTGATGGCCCGGCTCGCGGCGCTCTCGAACCGGATCGCCGATGCGGTCGTGACGGCCCTGCAGACGATCAACGCGGGCTCGGACGCCAATACCTGGCTCACCACTCCCAAGACGGTGCGGCGCGGCCTGCTCGCGAACGTGGTCACGCTGCCGAACGATCCCTCGCTCTGCGTCGAGGTCGGCAACTGGAGGTCGGTCCCGAAGGCGGGCGGCGGTCCCCACCGGCTCAACATTACGATCAACGTCCACATGAAGGTCTCGGGGCTCGACCTCGCGGAGCAGCAGCTCAACAGCCTGGCGGGGGATGTCGCCTACGCGCTCGCTCAGGCGGAGAGCTTCGCCGGGCTCCCGATCGTCCAGACCGGGGAGATCACCTACGAGCCACAGACCGACCTGATGCTCCGAAACGGGCTCGCGATTGCCACTCTCGCTGCGGATTTCGAGTTCGAGTACGACCACGGTCTAACCACGCCGCCATAGGGCGGAGGAGAGAGCCATGTCCATCCCCGCTCTGGGCCACAAGAGCACGCTCCAGATCTGCAAGGAGGCATCCTACGGGGTGGCTCCCGCCGCTGCGATCGCCCGCTACGACATCGCCAACTTCAAGTGGTCCGCGAACCAGTCGGCGATCGAGTGCCCGAACATGAACTCGGCCGGGGCCTCGACGCGGGGAATCATCCCGGGGCCGATGTCCATCACCGGCTCGTTCGACCTCTGCCTCGGCTTCGGCGGCACCGCCGCGATCATGGGCGACGAGGAACTATGGCGCTGGCTCATGTCCACCTACACGTCGGCGCTCGCGGGCGGAGAGACGCTGGTCACCGATCACACCTACAAGGAAGCGAATCAGCAGCTCTCCTACACCTTCGACCTCTCGCTCGGGAACATCCCGACCGGCAAGGTGACGCAGTTCAACGGCGTCTACTGCACCGGCTGGAACTTCTCGGTTGAGTCCGGCCTGATCATCCTCTCCGCCTCGATCGCGGCGTCGGCCGTCACCGAGAACAAGACGCCGATGACGGGATCCCTCACGTCGGGAAACACGGCCGTGATCTCCCACCACGGGCACCTGTTGATCACCACCGGCAACATCAAGGACGGCTCCGGGCTCGACACCGCGATCGTGCTCCGGAGGCTCGCGGTCAAGGTCGAGTACCCGCACGACACCGGCCGCAACTACGCCGGGACCGTCTGGAACGACTCGCCCGTGCGGAACGGTCCGATGACCGCCCGGATCGAGGGCCAGCTCCAGTGGGACGCGGCGAGCTACATCATGCAGGCGAAGCTCCTGACCAATGCCCCGGTCGCGGGCGGGCTCAAGTTCCTGTGGCAGCACCCGACCACGATTGGCTCTACCTCCAAGCGCGAGTTCGAGATTATCGCCCTGAGCCCGGTCGCGGGCGGCTTCGACGTGGCGATGGATGGCCCCGGTGTCATCGTCCAGAACTTCGCATGGGCGCTGGCCTACGACACCACGGACACGAGTTGCATGACGATTCGCAAGCGCACTCTTCACGCGGCGCTCGCGTAGGTAGCACTTCCTCGGGAGGTCCATATGGAGTCGATCGAGGTCGGGGGCGTCTCCATCGCGCTCCCGCCAACGTCCGCTGATATCGAACTGGAGCACCTGAAGACCACGGACGGGAAGCCCGTAACGGTTCGCTGCGGGCGGGTCCCGGCCGAGATGATCTTGGAGGCGCTCCGGGGCCTGCCGGGCGATTCCCCGAAGACCGCTCTGGCCGAGGAGCCGGACGAGGTGGAACGCGCGACTCAGGTCGCCCAGCTCGTCAGTCGCTGCGGCCAGGTAATCGAGGCGGGCACTTCACTCGTCGGTCCCGATGGGAAGCCGGTATTCCCCGCCTTCGGCCCCGGCCTGATCCCGGTTTCGGTACTCCGCATCGCCGACAGCGCCGAGATCATCGGGGCGATCTCCCAGTTGAGCGGGGTCGGGACCCAGGCGTCCCAGCGGGCGCGATTTCGTTACGAGCACGGAGACCGGCTGGTCGATGGCGCTGGAGCTGGACGATCTGGCGGCGAGGTACGGGAGGAGGCCGTCGGAGCTGCTGGAGAACCTGGAGACGCTGGCGGTTGACCTGACGATCCGACGCACCGCCCGTGCGGCCTTGAGGCTCGAGCTTCAGGGCGCCGCCCCTGCCGGTGACGATCTCGGAATGGGGCGAATCATCATGCTCCTGCAACTGATCGCGGAGAGGTAGATGCCACAGGAAAACTCGGTCGAGATCCTCATCGCCGCGCGCGATCAGGCGAGCGCCGTGCTCCAGAACGTCGTCGGGGAACTCGGCGGCCTCGGCTCGGCGATCTCCCAGCTCGGCACCGCGGGCGGCATCCTCGGCGCCGTCGCGGCCGGAGTGGTCGCCGTCGGTGCTGCTGCGGTCGTGCTCGGCAAGCGGCTCTCGGACGATGTCGAGCAGCTCGGCCGGATGAGTGTCCAAACCGGCGCTACGATCGAACAGCTCCAGGTCGCGCGGCAGATCATCGAGGAGAGCGGTGGCAACGTCTCGAACCTCACCACCTCGCTCATCTACCTGAACCAGCGGATCGGCGAGGGCCACCCGCTCCTGAAGAAGCTCGGGCTCGAAGGCAAGGACGCCTTCTCCGCCTTCATGGCGCTGTCGCAGATGTTCGTGCGCTCGAGCGACACCGCCTCGCAGGCGCGGATCGCGCAGCAGCTCCTCGGTGGACGGCTCCGAGACCTCCGGGCCGAAATGGGCGCGATCGCGAAGCAGTTCCCCGAGATGGACGCCTCGATGCGGGCCTCCGGGCAGCTCATCACCGAGGACATGGTCCCGGCCGCGATGAAGCTCGATTCGGAACTGGACAAGATGCAGCGCGACTGGAAGGCCGCGTGGGTCAACATGGAGAAGGCGGCGCTCCCCGCTGCGACCAAGATCGTCGGCGCGCTGGCGTGGATCATCGACAAGATGCGCGAGGCCGCCGTCGAGAAGGCGCGCTGGGAGCGGATGGGCATGGGCGCCCCGACCGTCAGCGGAATGACTGTCACTCCGGGTGCCGGTGGAATGCTCCCGGCGCACGGATGGGGAGCGGGCCCCGATCTCGCCGGAGCACTCGCCAAGGAAGGCAAGCCGCACCAGATGTCGCTCGCAGATCAACTCCGGTTCGCCCTGGGTGGCGTGGGCCAGGGCTGGGCCGGGGGCAAGGGTGCCACGCGCGGCTTCGTCCCGGGCAAGGCGATCAAGGTCTCCGACCTGATCGAGGTCCCGCCCGCGTCCTTCGACCCCTTCCGGATCGTGGTGGACCGCTGGAGTGATGCGGTCGGCGAGATCACGTCCACCGCCGGAGAACTCGACATCATGCTCGGCGGGCTCTGGAACGGGCTCCAGGCTGGATTCCAGACGGTCTTCGCCTACCTCACGAACGCCTCCCAGACCTTCGGCAGCGCCATGCGGACGATCTTCAAGTCGCTCGTGGACGGGATCCTGGCGGAACTGGGGCGGATCCTCGCGGCCAAGGTCTTCCAGCTGCTCCTCAAGATCGTCGGCATTGCGATCGGAGTGCCAGTCCCCACCGTGGGCGGTGGCGGAGGCGGAGGCGGCGTGCCCAGCCCCATCCCCGGCGGAGCACTATCCATGTCGCCCGCTCGTCCCGGCCTTGAAGGCGGCAACACCTACGTGATCCAGACGCTCGACGCCCGGGACGCGATCATGAGCCTCAGAAGCTCCTCCGGCGGGATGAGGCGCGCGAACGAGATCCTGTCGTTTCAGGGGGCGATGTGACCCTCAAGACCACGCGGTTCATGCGCGCCTCCGGTAACCGGACTCTCTCTTCGACCGTCCTGATCAATGGCGGCAGCGCCGTCACCTACCCGGGCCGTCCGGACAAGAGCGAGGACACCCAGTATCCGATGACCAACCTCGCCCTGAACGACCGCTATTCGCCCTGGAGGGCCGCTTCCTCGCTCACTGGCAACTACGACGTCGAGTGGGACCTCGGGGCCGACGTGGTGGTGGATGTGATCGGTCTCCACGGCTTCAGGTGGGCCTCCGGGCAGATCTCCCCGACCTCCTTCTCGGTGACCTACCGGACGGCTGCCCTCGGCTATTCCCAGGCGGGGACATGGGCTGCGCTCAAGACCGGGGCCTTGATCGAGGCGCAGGCGAACGGTGAGGCCACCCGGGACATCGGCTGGCAACTGGACAGCCCGAAGCGACTCCGCTACCTCCGCTTCCGTTTCGGCGCCGGCGCCACCGGGGGCGGCTTCTCGGTCGGGAACTTCGTCATCGGGCAGGTGACGGACGACCTTGGGGTGCTCTACTCGCCCGGGGCGATCTTCCGGCCTCAGCGGGCGGTGGCGCGCGCCCAGACCATGACCGGGGGAACCACCCGCCGCATCCTGGGCGATGAGCGCTCGGTGATCGAGTTGCCCTACCAGAACGTCCAGAGCGAGCTGCTGGAGATCCTGAAGAACATCTCCCGGCAGACGGAGCCATTCACCTATCTCTCCCCGGAGGATGAGTTCCGGCAGGCGATCCCGGCGGCTGACGAGTTCGAGTACGAGCACGTGTTCGGCTCGGCCGCCCCGATCTGGAACCTGACCCTCCGGCTCGAGCTGCTCGGCTGATGGCGACCGCGGCCTTCCTCGCGCGCTGGCGGATGATGGCCTCCGGGCAGGGGGCGATCCTCCTCAAGATCGACCTCACGACGAGGGACGGGCTCTCCTCGGTCTCGATCTTCGCCTCCCAGGGGGAGATCCAGACGCCCGCGGGGACCGGGATCGCCACCCGGCTCTGGGAAGACCTGATCGTGGACGCGCCGTCGATCCAGGACGATGGCGACTTCCTCACGAACGACGTCCCGCTGACCTCCGCCCGCTTCACGCTCGCGCGCCGGAAACTCGGATTTCAGGCCGCCGGGAAGACGATCGCCGACGCCCTCCGGGACTACCGCTGGGACCAGAGCGCCGCGGTCACGGTCTACCTGTGGGAGCGGGGTCTCGCGTCATTCGACGATGCGATGCAGCGGTTCAAGGGCACGATTCTGACCTTCGACCTGGACGCCTCCGGGGTCACGCTCTACTGCCGCCAGCGGGCGGACTGGAACAAGACCATCGCCGCGACCGTGGTGACGCGCGGGAAGTACGTCCGGGCACCCGATTCCAGCGTCGGGCTCGCAATCCCCAAGATCTACGGGGCCAAGCGCGGGCTCCCGATGCGGCCGCCGTTCACGGGCCAGTACGGGGTCGAGCAGCGGGTCCGGGAGTTGATCGCGGGAGGGAGCCGGGTCACGCAGGCGATCCTGGTGGACAACGGGCGGGGGGTCGGATCCTCGGTTCCCGACGCCCGCGTGCTGGTGGCGAGCCATGCGGTAACACAGTTGGGCGTGAGCTCGCCGGAATACATGAACCCGAGCCATTACGGGACCTCGCCCTTCATCAGGGCCGACGATGGCAGGCTCCATCCGCTGTTTCCGCTGACCGCGGACATCTTCCTCTCCGGGGCGGACGGGGCCGGGTTCGAGATCCCGGACGGATTCCACGTCGCCTACTACCCGATCATGCCCACGAGCATGGAGCTCGTGACGGACTGCACCATTGACGCGATCGCGGTGCTGGACGGGATGAACGAGACCTCGTTCGCGCACATTGACGCAGGCGCCAGCCAACACCTGATCCAGGCCCGACTTCCTTCGCTCTCGGACGCGGGGGCGCTCTGGAGCGGGTCGGCGTTCATCATCTACCGCAGCAGCGCGGGAGCAACCGGGCTCACGTTCGACTTCGGGAACACGATCAAGGCCTCCGGGTCCCCGCACACCCTGCCGGTCTCCGTCACGCCCAGGTCCTATAACTTCGACATCGTCTCGGGCCTGAATTGGGGCGGTGGCGACCTGCCCGATCTCTCGTGGTGCTTCGCGGACTGCGTTTTGAAGGCGTACTTCCTCGCCGGCTCCGGGACGTTCGACGTCTTCATGATGGGGCTCTCGATCGGCTACCTCGTGAACAAGAACGTGATCCAGAGCGAGCGCGTGACTGGACGCATGATCCGGCGCAAGCGCAGCGTCCCCACCTGGGGCGTCAACGGGAAGCGCGCGATCTACAAGACCTACAGCGAGCCCGAGATCCTGCCGCCGATCACCGAATTGCAGGGCACGTTCTTCACGAACGTGGACGGCTACCCGGACGACGGCTCCGGCACCTACACCGGGAGCGCCAGCGCCCTGATCGAGCGGGCGCCCGACATCGCGACCCACCTGCTCGTGAATCAGGCCGGACAGACCATCGCCCAGATCGAGCGCGGGGCGTCGGTCTTCGGCTCGCTTGTGGACGCGCGGGCCAAGCTCAAGACCTGGCGCGGCGCCGACATGAAGTTCACGATCGGATTCGGTGACGACGAGGACGTGGCGACGGCGCTCATGGACCTGGCGCACTCCTCCGCCTCGTGGTTCTACCTCTCACCCTACGACGACAAGTGGAAGTGCGTGGTCTGGGACCCGGATGCGGTTGTGGACTACGCCTGGGCGTTCTCCAAGCACGACATCCTGGAGCCCGCGGGGCCACTCTGCACCCGGAGGCCCGCGACCGAACTCCCGGCCGGTATCCGCGTCACCTACGGCTACGACGCCGCGACCAAGTCATTCCTCCACGAGAGCAGTGTCGCCCAGGGCAAGAGCGTAGCCGGGCACTTCTACCGGAACCTCCGGGACGGCAACACGACGATCGTCTCAAGCGAGAGCGATCGCGTGGACTTCATCCCGACCGGAATCGCGGCCAAGGTCGCGAGCCTGACACCGGGGGCCTACACGCCCGCGCTCCTGGCCGCTCACGTTCAGACACAGATGAAGGCCGCGGACACCTCCCGCGACTACGTCTGGGCCTACGGCGCCGAAGTGGTCTCCGGGGTGAACGACAGCCTCGACTTCCTCTCCGGCGCCACGTCCTACATCGCCCAGTTGAACCCCGGCGACTACGGCACGATGGCGGCGCTCGCGGTCGAAGCGGCGCGGGCGCTGAACGCAGTGCTTGCCGGCTGGACCGCGACCTACAGCGCCACCACGGGAAAGTTCACGCTGACCCCGCCATCGAGTGTGACACTCAAGTCCAACACCGGCACCGCGCGCTATCGCTCGGCCTACCCGCTCCTGGGCTTCTCGATCTCGGCCAACTACACCGGGACGAGCTTCGTCTCCGACATCGAGCGCCGGCTCCAGTTCATGACCTTCTCGGGCAGCGTGCTCACCGACCTGCCGTGGAAGACCGGGACCAACGCGGCGAGGAACGCCGCGGAGTTGCTCGGGTTCGATCGCAACGAGGACACGCTCCACGGCGGCGCCACCCGGATCTGGAACTCGATCTCTCCCAAGCTCAATATCGAGGAGCAGATCGCGAGCGACATTGACCGGATCGGCCCCAAGCGCGACCTCTCGATCGAGGCGCGGGCCGTGGACGATACCGACACGGCGCGCGAGATCCGGAACCGGATCGCCACGCTCTCGCGCCGGCAATCGCTCCAGGTCATCTTCACGACCGAGAAGGCGCCCGATATCCAGCGCGGGAACGTGATCGCGTTTCAGGCCGACATGGACACGGTGCTGCCGTTCCCGGACCCGGACTCGGACGGCTCCTGGGTGGGCAAGCGCTTTGTCGTAACCGAGATCGAGCAGCTCCTGGGGCCGCTGTCGTTCAAGACGCGCATCTCGGCGACCTGTCTCTCGCGCGTGGAGACGACGGCCAGTGTCGCTATCCCGGAGAGTGGCGCACTCGCGGTCTGGCGTGATGGCCGGGTCTTGAACCAGATCTACGCGCAGAAGCTGGACGATGACGGGGCACCGCTCTGGCCGGTGAACGGGGTCGTGGTCGGGGCCAACGATTCCGCCACCGGCTCGGCGGTGCTCAGTGCTGCCGTGCTCGCGACTTCGGACGGCGGCGCGATCGTCGCCTACCACGAGAATCGAGGGGCCACCAATGACCTCTACGTCCAGCGGTTCCGCTCCGATGGCTCCAAACTCTGGGACCCCTCCGGGATCAACCTGTGCAACAACGCCTACACCCCGGACGATATCCGCATCTGCACCGACGGGGCGGACGGAGCGATTGTCGCGTGGGTGGATAGCCGGGACGGGGTCTACCGGCTCTATCTCCAGCGCGTGAACTCTATCGGGGCGGCACAGTGGACCGCGAACGGGGTCGCCATCACGAGCGGGGCGTCAAGCGGGGACGACTTTGGTGATCGCTACCCGCGACTGTTCCCGCTCGCGGCGGGCGGTTGCTACGTGACGTGGATGAAGGACGAATACTACTCTGGCATCGATCCCTACATCTGGGCGCAGAAGGTGAACGGCTCCGGGGTGATCCAGTGGGCCGTGGGTGGAGTCGAGATCGGGCACGGGACTCAGGCGTTCTTCGAGAACCCGGCGATTCAGGACTCCGAAGGGACGCTCATCACCGGGCACCAGGATCGGCTGCAGCATGAGTTCTATGCGCGCAAGGTCTCGGCGGCCGGGATGATCGTCTTCGACTCCGTCATCGAGGCCAACTCATCCAACTACGTCGAGCAACAGGAACTTGTCTCGGACGGAGCGGGCGGAGCCTTCGCAATCTGGTTCGGCTGCGGTGCGACCTACGGTTACGACTGGAAACTCTCTTGCCGACGGATCGACACCTACGGGGCACTGATCGGCGCGGCGGCCACCACTATCTACACGAACTCGGGGTACGCCTCGCTCTCGAATCGCTACTACCAGGTTCCGATCCCGGACGGAGAGGGCGGGTTCTTCGTCGTCTTCCGCCAGACCACCGGCACGAACCCGTCGATCTACGCGGCGCGGGTGAACGCCTCGT